CGGCAACGGGGGCCACGGCGGTGGAGGCGGCGGTAACGGCAACTACTACGGCGGCACCGGGGGCAACGGTGGCAATGGCGGCCCCGGCTACGTGGCCATTGAATGGTGATGAAGGAGGAACAAACGATGCCCAACTGGATTCGACTCGATAACGACCAGGTGGTCGAGACCACCGACACCGACCCCAAGGGCCGGTTTCATCCGGACCTCAAATGGACCAAGGCGGCTGTCAGTGTGCAAGCCGGAATGGTCAAGCAGGCCAATGGCAGTTTTGCGTTTTCTGAACCCGCGCCCGAGAACGCCATCGCGGCCACGCTGACCCCGGCGACACCGCTGACCAAGCTCGCCTTCATGAACCGCTTCACGATGGAGGAGCTGGCGGCCATCTATACCGCCGCCAAGACCGAGGTCATGGTTGAGGTGTTCCTCGACAAACTCAAACTGGCCGAACACGTCGATGTCACGGACCCACAGACCGTTGCAGGTCTGCAGGCGCTCGCCGCCAGCGGGCTGCTGACGGAGGCCCGAGTCCAGGAGGTCCTGCAGTGATGGCCGCCTTGGTTCGTGTCCTCCAACAGCGTCTGTCTATGCTCGGGCTGTGGGGACTGTGCCAGATCGCGGCCGTGATCGCGTCCCTCTGGATGCTCATCGCCGCCCTGGCCGGCAGTCGCCGCGCTTGGACCCTGGCGGTGGCCCATGACCAGCTGGCCAACGCGGCCTTCGGTGGTCACGAGGACGAGACGCTGAGTTCCCGTGCCGGCAAAGCCTCGCGCGAAGGCAAGCGCTGGGCCTGTGTGCTGTGTCGGCTGCTCGACCGGCTCGATCCGAACCACTGCGAGAAGTCTATCGAGCCGGATGAGGGCAAGCCCATCTCCTGACCCAGTCTCGCTGCATCCAACCCGTTCACCCAATCCGCCGCTGGCGGATTTTTTACTTCTGGAGCCCACCCATGGCAGATCACTTTCTACACGGGGTCGAGGTCGTTGAAATCGACAACGGCCCGCGTCCCATTCGCACCGTCCGATCCTCGGTCATCGGGCTTGTCGGTACTGCACCGCAGGCCGATGAGCACAGCTTTCCCTTGAATACGCCGGTCCTGATTGCCGGCTCTCGCCTGGAGGCGGCTAAACTGGGTACCACCGGCACCTTGCCGATGGCCATCGATGGCATCTTCGACCAGGCCGGCGCCTTGGTGGTGGTGATCCGGGTGACTGAAGGCGCGACGGATGCCGAGACCCAAACCCACGTGCTCGGTGGCGTTGATGAGACCGGCCAATACCTCGGCCTGCAGGCGCTGCTCGCGGCCCAGTCGGTGGCCAAGGTCACGCCACGCATCCTGATCGTGCCGGGTTTTACCCACCAGCGTCCCATCGATCCCGATGACGAAACCCGCCAGCTGGCGAATCCGGTCGTGGCGGAGCTGCTGGGCATTGCCGAACGCCTGCGCGCGGTGATCATCGCTGACGGCCCCAACACGACAGATGCTGCCGCCATCGACTACCGCGAGGACTGGGGCTCTGCCCGGATTTACGTGGTCGATCCGCACGTCAAGGTGATGAAGAGCGGGGCGGTGGTGACCGAGCCCGTTTCAGCGCGCGTCGCCGGTCTGATCGCCAAGATCGACAACGACCGGGGTTTCTGGTGGTCGCCGTCTAACAATGTCATCAACGGCATCGTTGGCAGTCACCGCCCGGTGGATTTCGCGCTGGGTGACCCCAATGCCCGGGCCAACCTGCTCAACGAGAACGAGGTGGCCACGATCATTCAGGAGGATGGCTACCGCCTGTGGGGCAACCGCACCTGTTCTTCCGACCCGAAGTGGGCTTTCTTGAGCGTGCGGCGCACCGCCGACATGATCAACGAGTCGCTGCTGCGAGCCCACCTCTGGGCGGTGGATCGCAACATCACCAAGACCTACGTCGAGGAAGTCACCGAGGGCGTCAACGCCTACCTGCGCCAACTCAAAGCCCAGGGCGCGATCCTGGGTGGCAAGTGCTGGGCCGACCCGGACCTCAATTCGCCCCAGTCGATCCAGGACGGGAAGATCTACTTCAACTTCGACTTCACCCCGCCGTACCCGGCCGAGCACATCATTTTCCGCTCGCACCTGGTCGATGACTATCTTGAGGAGATTCTGTAATGGCCATCGAACTGCCCCGTGTGCTGAAGAACATGAACCTCTTTGTCGATGGTCGCGGCTACGCCGGTCGTATCGACGAGATTCAACTGCCCAAACTCACCCTCAAGACCGAGGAGCACCGTGCCGGGGGTATGGATCTGCCGGTCGAGATCGACCTCGGTATGGAGAAGCTCGAAGCCGAGCTGACCATTGCCGACCACGACCCCGAGGTCTTCAAGCTCTTCGGCCTACTCGACAACGCCGCGACGCAAATCACCATCCGGGGTGCCATCCAGGCACAAGGGTCGGAGGCCAAGCCCGTCATCGTCAATTTACGCGGCGGCTGGAAGGAGCTCGATGCTGGCACCTGGAAGCCGGGTGACAAAAGCACCCTCAAGGTCTCGGTGGCCGCCAGCTACTACAAGCTGACCATCGACGACGAGGAGTTGATCGAGATCGATGCCATCAACCTGGTCCGAAAGGTGGGCGGCACCGATCAGATGGAAGCCATTCGTGCCGCGATTGGTTTGTGATGAATGCCGTGATGAACAACAAGGGGCCCACCCATGAACACCGCTGAATGCATCAAACTGAATTTCCCCATCGAGCACGATGGCGTGCCGATTGCCGACATCGCCCTGCGTCGCCCCACGGTGGGCGACCACCTGGCCGCGCAGAAGTCGGCCGGCACCGACGCTGAACGCGAAATCCGGCTGATCGCCAATCTGGCCGAGTTGCCGCCAGCGGCGATCCACCAGCTGGACATGAAGGACTACGCCCAACTGCAGAAGGTACTGGGCGGTTTTTTGCAGTGAATCCGGGTGAGCTCTCCGCCCTCGTGGTGGAGCTCGCCCTCTACACCCACTGGCCTCGATCCGAACTCCTCGCCCTGGAGGTGAGTGAGTTGGTCGAGGCCTTGTCATTGGCGCGGCGCTTGTCTGCTTCGCCGTCTTCCTGAGGTTTGCCCATGGCCACAGCGCATCCCGTTCAGATCAGTATCGGTGCCACGCTGGCGGCTTCCCTTGGCTCGGCCGTGCGCGGTGCCCAGGCGCAGTTGAACCAGTTGGGCTCCACCATGGCCGAGCTGGGTAACAGGCAGTCCGGCATCAAGCAGCTGGAGACCTTGAGGTCGCAGGCCAAGGATGCGGCACTGGCGATGCGCACCGCCCAGCAGAAGGTCTCTGGCCTGGAAGCGAACATCGCCGGCCAGGATGGTGGTGCCACGGCCAAGCAGGCCCGCGAACTCGAACGTGCCCGTGCAGCAGCGGCTCGGGCGGAGGAAGCCTACCGTCGCCAGCGTTCGGCCGTCGATGAACTGAGCACCTCTTTGCAGCGTGCGGGCGTCAATACCCGCGCCATGGGCAGTGAGTCTGCGCGCCTTGGCAGCCAGCTGGAGACGCTCCGATCCCGCACCGAAGCGCTGACCCGTGCCCAGCAGGCGCAGGCCCGTAATCTGGAGAACCGCAGCGCCTATCGCGCCCAGATGATGGATGCCGTGGCCTTGGGCGGGGCGCTCTACGGCCTGGTGCAGCCGGCTGTCCAGTTCGAGTCGGTGATGGCCGATGTCAAGAAGGTGGTGAACTTCGACACGCCCGATCAGTTTGGGCAGATGTCCAAAGATGTGCTCTTGATGTCGACGCGCATCCCGATGGCCGCTGACGGCATTGGCGCCATTGTCGCGGCGGCCGGTCAGGCCGGCATCGCCCGCGAGGAGTTGCTGCGCTTTGCCGAGGACGCCGCCAAGATGGGCGTGGCCTTCGACCTGTCGGGTCAACAGGCAGGTGCGGCGATGACGGGCCTGCGCTCGATCTTCGGGCTGACGCAAGACGAGGTGGTGAAGCTTGGGGATGCCATCAACCACCTGTCCAACAACATGGATGCCAAGGCATCCGATCTTTTGAACATCGCCAATCGGGCCGGTTCGACCGCCAAACTCTTCGGACTGTCCGGCGCACAGTTGAATGCTTTGGGCGCGACCTTTCTGGCGCTCAAGACGCCCCCGGAGGTGGCGGCTACCGGCATCAATGCGCTGCTGATGAAGTTGGCCACCGCCGACAAGCAGAACGAGAAGTTCCAGCAGGGGCTGCAGGACATCGGGCTGTCTGCTGAGGTCATGAAGAAGATGATCCAGCGTGACGCCCAAGGCGCCCTGACCACCTTCCTGCGCCAGGTGAAGAACGCGCCCGATCTGATGGGCACCCTGTCGGACCTCTTCGGCATGGAGTACGCCGACGACATCGCCAAGCTGGTGGGGTCGATGGACACCTACGAGAAGGCGGTGGGCCTGGTGGCCGATCAGACCGCCTATGCGGGCTCGATGCAGAAGGAGTACGAAGCGCGCTCGGCCACCACCGCCAACAACCTGCAGCTCTTGAAGAACCAGATGAGCCGGCTCGGCATCACGGTGGGCAATGCGCTGCTGCCGGCCTTGAACAACCTGGTGGGCGCGCTGATGGGTCCCATCGACAGCCTGGCCAATCTCGCCGAACGCTTTCCCATCGTCACCCAGGTGGTGGTGGGCACCGTCGGTGCCGTGCTGGGCTTGAAGGTGGCCACCATCGCACTGGGCTATGCCTGGACCTTCGTGAAGGGGCCGATCCTCGGTGCCCAGGCGGCGTTTCAGTCGGCCCGGGCAGGCCTGGCGCTACTGCAAGTGCAGGCGGCGGCCACTGGAACCAGTGCCAGCATTCTGTCGCTGGCCTGGAGTCGGATTCAGACGGGTGCCCTCGGGCTGATCGCCCCGATCAAGTCGGCGGCGCTGGCCTTCTGGTCGATGTTGCCGGCGATTGGTGCGACCACGGTGGCGCTCTTGGCCAACCCGATCACCTGGATCGTTGCCGGCATTGGGGTGGCGGTTGCCGGACTGGCCTTGGTGATCCGCAAATACTGGGACCCGATTGCCGCTTACGTCGGCGGAGTGTTCGAGGGCATCCGGTCGGCGATACAACCGGCGATCACCAGCCTCGCAACGTCACTGGCACCGCTGGCGCCGATTGGGCAGGCGGTGGCTTCCGTGTTCGGTTTCATCGCCGATGGCGTGAGCCGGGTTGTGGGCTGGGTCGGGGCTTTGCTCGCGCCAGTGACACTCTCCACGGAGGCGTTCAACAGCCTGTCCGCCTCCGGCCAGTCTCTCGGGTCGGTGATCGGCAGTGTGTTGAGCACGGCTTTCACGGTGCTGACATTGCCGATCCGTGCGGTGGGCACCTTGGTGGGGTGGGTGATCGAGGGGTTTACGGCGCTGGCGTCCTTCTCGCCGTTGGCAACCATCAGCGCCGCCTGGCAGCCGGTAGCGGATTTCATGACCAGTCTCTGGTCGGGCATCACCGCCACCGTCGGTCAAGCTATCGACTGGATCGCCGGCAAGATCGGCTGGGTGATGAATGCCGGCAAGCAGGTCGGCGACTGGTTCGGTTCGCTCTTCGGTAGCGATAAGCCGGCGTCGCCCACTGCCACGGCTCCGGCTACTGCGCGTCCGGCAGCGGTCGGTGGCACTGCTGCGCTGGTCGCGCCACGCCCCTCCGTCGGCACCGCACCCGTTGGCATCGCGCCAATGTCAGCGGTCAGTCCGTCAGTGGCGAGTGCCAGACCGGTGACGATGCCGGCGCAACCACTGGCTGTGCGTGGCAACACCAGTGTCTCGCTGTCCGCTCCGATCACGGTCAATGCTCCGTCCGGAATGGATGCGCGCGAGATCGCCGCACTCATCGAGTCGCGCCTGCGTGCGCTTGTGCGCGAGAGCACCCGCAGTCCGGCTGCGGCGATGTACGACTGATTTTTCTGTTGGGAGGTGTGCCATGGCCGAACGGGTGATGTTGGGCCTGGGCGAGTTTCGTTTTGAAATCGCCACGCTCGCTTACCAAAAATTCTCACTCAACCAGTCCTGGCGCTGGCAGGAGCAGGCGAGGATTAACCGCGATCCTGCGTTGCAGTTCGTCGGACGCAACGTTGGCGAGATCGAACTCGACGGCGTGATCTACCCGAGCTTCAAGGGTGGCCTGGGGCAGATCGAAGCCATGAGATCCCTTGCTGACGCCGGCAAGCCGCTGCAACTGGGCGATTGTCTCGGCCGCATCTGGGGGGCCTGGGTGATCACGGAGATCGGCGACACCCGCACCGTGTTTGCCGATGACGGTCAAGCGCGCCGGATCGAGTTCCGCATCAAGCTCAAGGCCTATGGGGAGGATCAGCCATGACCCGGCCGATCTTCAAACGGGTGATCACCCGTGATGGCGATGTGCTCGACGATCTGGTCTGGCGGCATTACGGGCGCAGCGATGTACTGACCGCCGTGCTCGAAGCCAATCCGCAGCTGGCCCAGTTGCCTCCGGTTCTCGAAGCTGGTCTGGTGGTCGAGTTGCCCGATTTGCCGCTGCCGACTGAAGCGCCGGTGATCCGGCTGTGGTCGTGAGCCCAATACGAGGAGGGGGCCATGCAACCACTGTTCCGCATTTACGCTGACAGCCAAGAGATCACCGCTGCCATCCGCGACCGACTGATCGAACTGGTGGTCACTGACGAAGCCGGCATCCAGTCCGATGAGCTGAAGCTGACCCTCGATGATCGCCGCCGTGAGGACGGTGCCATTGCCCAGCTACCCAGGATCGGCACGGTGCTCACCGTGTCGCTGGGCTATGCCGAAACCCGGCTGGTGTCCTTGGGGCGTTTCATCGTGGATGAGGTCGAGATCCGCTCGCCGCCCGCGACGTTGACCGTCTCGGCCAAGGCCGCCGATATGGTCGGGCCGTTTCGCAGTCCCAAGACCCGCTCCTGGGATGCGACGACGCTGGGCCAACTGGTCGAGACCATCGCTGGTGAGCACCGCTATCAGGCCAAGACCGATCCGGAGCTGGGCACCATCGCGATCCCGCATCTGGATCAGACCGCCGAGTCGGACATGGCGCTGCTCACGCGCCTGGCCGCCAAGCACGATGCCGTGGCCAAACCCGTGGCGGGGTTTCTGGTGCTGGCCAGGCAAGGGGCGATCAAGACCATCACCGGGCAGGTGATGCCGACGATCACCCTCAGATCCAGTGATCTCGCCGAATGGCGCTACCGACACTCAGCGCGCAAACCCGGGGGCAGTGGCTCCACCAGCGATCCCGATACGCAAAAGCCACCGACCACGGCCACCGGCGGCACCAAGGCTTACTGGTGGGATTTCGAGAAAGGCGAGCGCCGGGAAGTGACCACCGGATCGCCACCGTTCGAGGAAATCCGCTACGTCCACGCCACCGAAGCGGAAGCCAAGGCGGCGGCCGCGACCCGCAAGAACACCGGGGAGCGTGGGCAGGGCGAACTCTCGTTCTGCCTACCCGGTGATCGAAGGCTGGCCGCCGAGGGACGGCTGTCGCTTTCCCTGCGCCCCGGCATCCCGACCGACTGGCGCATCAAGCGCGTCGAGCACCGCCTCGGCGCCCAGGGCTACACGACGCAGGTCGAGTGCGAGCGCTTCACCGCGTCGCCCGTGCCAGTGACCGACGCCGCCACCGAACCCAACGCATAAGGAGGCCACCGTGCCCGAAAAAGATCCTTCGACCTACGGCCTGATCACCTACCTGTGGGTGACGGGCCTGGCCGCCTGGGGCGGTCTGGTGAATTTCTACCGCAAGGTCAAATCCGGTGAGACCCGCGCCTTCAACGTGGTCGAGCTCATCGGCGAGATCGCCACCTCGGCGTTTGCCGGTCTCATCACCTTCTGGCTGTGCGAGGCCGCGCAGTTCAATCCCCTGGTGACCGCAGCCTTGGTCGGTATTTCCGGCCACATGGGCAGCCAGGCTATCTACCAACTGGAGCGCTGGGCGCAGACGCGTCTGGGCAAGGAGCGGCCATGAACGCCATCGACACCATCCTCGACGAAATCATCCGCCGTGAGGGCGGCTACGTGAATCATCCGGCTGACCGGGGCGGGCCGACGAACTTCGGCATCACCGCGCAGACGCTGGGTGCCTGGCGCAAGCTGGGTCGTCCCGCCACCGCTGCTGAAGTGCGGGCGCTGACGGAAATGGAGGCCCGTGCCATCTACCGCCAGCAGTACATCACCGGCCCCGGGTTCGAGGCCGTCACCCATCCGGCGCTGCTGCACCTGCTGGTCGATGCCGGGGTGCATTCCGGACCGAAACGCGCAGTGCAGTGGCTGCAGACGGCGCTCGGTGTCGCTGCTGATGGCGTCATCGGTCCCAAGACCCGCGCCGCACTGGCTGCTGTTGACCAAGGTGTGCTCTACGGCAAGGTGCTGGGGCAGCGCTTGCGCCATCTCGGACGGCTGATCACCAACGATCCCAAGCAGTCAGCGTTCGCGGCTGGCTGGATGAACCGGATGGCGGAGTTCGTGGAGGGCACGGCATGACCCCGATACTGACCACCTTGGCCCCGGGCTTGCTCGAAGCCGGCAGCCGACTCATCGACCGCCTGGTGCCTGACCCGGCCGAGCGCGAAAAGGCCAAGCTCGCGCTGCTGCAAGCCGAAGGGCAACTGGCGCTGCAGGAGATGCAGACCAGCCTGTCGGCGATCCTGGCTGAAGCCAACTCGCAGGACCCCTGGACCAGCCGGGCACGGCCGACCTTCCTGTACGTGATCTACGGCGTGATCCTGCTGTGCGTGATGGGTGCCATCATCGGCATCTGGTGGCCAACGCACGTCTTTCAGGCGGCGGAGAACCTCAATAAGCTGCTGGGCGCGGTGCCCGAGAGCCTGTGGTGGCTCTTTGGTGCGGGCTACCTCGGCTACACCGGGGCGCGCAGCTTCGACAAGTGGCGTGGGCCGGCACGCTGACCGGTGGCTTGCCGAGCACCACAATCTGAGACGACGATCCCCCGATCTCACTGCCTTTGCCGGCGGTGGGGTCGGGGGATTTTTGCGTTTTCTACTGGCACAGTGTTCCGTCTTTTCATGCGGGCGCTGTTCCGAGTACCCTTGTTGCCTATGATGCAGGAGATATCGACTCGCCTTATTTCATCAATTGAAACGCGGCATGCCAAGAAAACTGACCCAGGATGAGGTAATCAAGCAGTTCCAGCAGGTCCATGGTACCCGGTACGACTACAGCTTGGTCTCCTACCGAGGCTCCCATGAGCCCGTCACGGTGAACTGCCCTGTACATGGACCTTTTGATGTGGCGCCCGGGCACCACAAGAACGGGGTTGGTTGTCGGCAATGCTACTTCGATGGCAACCGGAAAAAACTTGCTGATTTCATCCTGCGCGCCGAAATAGCACACCCTGGCGGACGATACGACTACAGCCTGGTTCCTGATGATTTCAGGATTCAGGACAAAGTCCCGATTCGTTGTTTGGTGCATGGGCTGGTTTTTGAACAGGCAGCAAGCGCCCATGTGGCCGGGCACACTGGCTGCCCTGAATGTCGGTCTTCAAAGCTGCTGGGAGGCAGATCCAATATCGGCGCCTACAAAACCTCGGAGGCATTGCAGCAGGATTTTGTAGCACGTGCCAAGGCCATTCACGGAGACGCTTACGATTACAGTCAGGTCGACTATCGAGGTGCCTGTCGGCGCCAATTCAAAATTGACCACCTGTGCCAACTGAATTTTGACCAGGGATCGAATGCCGGGTGTTTGGCACCCGGCTGTGGATAACTCTACCTTCTTTTGAGTTCGATCTGGATTTTGGTGACTTGATTGACTACGTCAGAAGGGCTCCCCAAGCGGTGAATCGATGGCATCTTTGCCAGCTTGCTGTCTCGCCTTCTCCCTGGCTTTGCCCTGAGTCCGTGTCTGCTTGGAGCTGTGTCGGAAACGATATGAATCGTTTCCTGTCTCCAGGATGTGGCAGTGGTGGGTCAACCTGTCCAGCAGTGCTGTGGTCATCTTGGCATCACCAAACACACTGGACCATTCGGCAAACGCCAGGTTGGTCGTGATCAGCACACTGGTGTGTTCGTACAGTTTGGACAGCAGGTGAAACAGCAATGCACCACCGGCCTGGCTGAATGGCAAGTACCCCAGTTCATCCAGCACCACCAGATCCACATTGAGCAGCGCAGCAGCAATGCGTCCAGCCTTGCCCTGTGCTTTCTCCTGCTCCAGCGCATTGACCAAATCCACGGTCGAGTAAAACCGAACACGTCTGCTTTGTCGGGTGACTCCCGCCACACCCAAGGCAATGGCCAGATGAGTTTTACCCGTGCCTGGTCCACCGATGAGCACCACGTTTTGGGCTGCCTCGGTGAATGACAGGTCGGACAGTTGCTCGACCAATGAACGATCCACCACCGAGCCCGTGAAGTCAAATCCGGCCAGATCCCTGTGCAACGGAAACCGTGCGCTCTTCATCTGGTGAGCAATGGAGCGCATGTGCCGCTCGGCATGTTCAGCCCGCAGCAGATGCTCTATCAGCCAGCCTTCTGTCTGCAACCCGTGATGGTTGCCCTGGGCCTGTAATTCGCCCCAGGCCTGTGCCATGCCATGCAACCGCAACGCCTTGAGTTCAGCCAGTACGTCAGCTCGCATGGTCATCCCCCTGTGTGTCCGTGGCAACCAATGCGTCTGGCTCCGATGAATCAGCACCACCAAGCCAACGCAATCGGTCATACCGCGTGGTGTCGGCCAACGGCGCGTCCTTGAGCGTCAGGTTGGTGTGTACCGGTGCTGGACGCTGTGGGTCTTTCAGCCGGGCCAGCACGTTCTGGATGTGTTCGACACTGATCTGGCCACTGGGAGACGCGTGCTCCAGCACCAATTCCACCGCCACCAACACCGCATCCAGCCCGGAGGCAGGCACCAGTGACAGCACCTCGGCCATCAAACGGTCTCCTCCTTCACGGCGCATCAGTGCCTGACGCAAACTGGCCAAGGGCGTTGGCAGGTCCATGAACGGGGTGCCATTGCGCAAGGCCCCTGGCTTTCTTTGCACCAGATCGATGTAATGCTGCCAGTCGTAAGCCGTGTGCCCACGGTCAACCAGGCGGGCATGGCTGGCCACCACACGCTCGCGTCCCAAACGGTCCGATACGGTTCTCTCGGTGGCGACCACCTCGACCTTGTTCGGATACAGCCGTGTACTGACCACTTTGCCCGCCCATTCGCAGGGCACCGAATATCGGTTGCGCGCCACCGCGACCAGACAGGTGCTGCTGACACGTGCGGGCTTCTCCACGTAGCCATCAAAGGGATGTGGCATGCCCATGAGGTGCTCTTGCTCCAGCACCAACACCTCTGCGATGCTGGAATGCCGGTGCTGAGGGTGTGGTGTGTCGGCCCAGATGGCTTTGCAGCGTGCGCCCAGCCAGGCGTTGAGCTCGGCAAAGCTGCCAAACTTCCTCTCACGGGCTTCGATCCAGATGCGCCGCCTGCTGTCTTGCACGTTCTTCTCGACTACGCCTTTCTCCCAGCCACTGGCGACGTTGCAGAAATCGGCATCGAACAGGTAGTGGCTGCACATGGCAGCAAAGCGGGCGTTGACCAAGCGGCCTTTGCCTTTCTTGACCTTGTCGACCGCTGTTCGCATGTTGTCGTAAATGCCCCGCCTGGCCACTCCACCCAATGCCTCGAAGGATCGGGTATGGGCGTCAAACAGCATTTCGTGCCCCTGACTGGGGTATGCCACCAGCCAGAAAGCCCGACTGGCACAAAGCTTCAAGTGGGACACCTGGGCCTGGTAGTACACGCCGCCCACGACGATGCCTTCTTCACTCCAGTCAAACTGGAAGGCCTCTCCCAGTTCAAAACTCAGCGGCACGAATGCCCGCTGTGGCTCTTTGCCGGATTGGCCGGATTGCTCTCGCCACGCCCGTATGAAGTTTGTCAGCGCGGTGTACCCACCCTGGTAGCCCTGCGCCTGGATCTGGGTGAACAGGGCGCGTGCCGTGCGTCTGTGTTCCTTGGGCCGGTGGGCATCGGCTTTGAGCGCCGTTATCACCGTGTCTTCATACGCGCTGAGCTTGGTGGCCTTGCCTGACGACCGTCTGTATTTCGGTACCTCCTCACCAGCAGCCTTGAGCCACTTCTTGACCGTGTTTCTGGACAGCCCCGTTCGCTTGGCTATCTCGCTGTTGCTCATGCCGTCGCGCAGCTTCATGCGCCGCACTCTTCCCATCATTTCCATGGTGATCACCTTTGGTTTGCTCCTGCCGAAAAATTCAGCAGTCGCGTGATACACCCTGGTCAATTTTGGGTTGGCACACCCTTCATAAAGTGGTCAGTTTTCGGTTGGCGTCAACACTGGTGCATTGATGGCAGAGCCGTAGACGGCGGCCGTGCTGGCTTCGAGTTGCTGCTTGTCGATAGAGAGTACAAAGACGATGTTCGGGATATCGAAGAGATGCTTGATCCGTTCAAGCAGCTCGATGGCAAAGGTCGGTCGACAGCGATCCAGCTCGTCAATGAAAAACACGAGGTTGGGCTCTTTGCCGGCAGCAGGTAGTTGCGCTACCGCTGCTTCGAGCTCCGTGCGAAATTTCTCGAGCAGTTCGCTCTCCTGGTTGAAAGCGTCGACGATGTCCCCGACGGTGTCGGACGCCAATTCAGTGGCTGCAGCTTCGTACTCTTCCTCGATATCCAACGCGCCGAAGGTTAGCGCCTTGGTGGCGGCCATCAGCCCACGTTTTGCCACCAGCGTCGTGACCTTCTTGACGGTTTTCAGATGTGACTTGAAATTGCTGCCAGCCTCCTCGGTGCCTAGGTCGATGCGGTCGATGGACGAGACTAGCGCCACCAGCGGGTCGGTGACGTAGTCCACCTTCCAGGCGTTGAAATAGGTACACTGGAATCCCTTGCCTTGAAGATCCGCCATCAGCATCCGAACCAACGTGGTCTTGCCCGTTCCCCATGGGGAATCGAGCGCCATCACGAACGGACCATTCAGTCGCTTGACCAGGGAAGACAGAAACTCCACCAATGGCTTGCGATCCAGCGCATCGTGGCGGAAAGGGTTTTCGGCTGGAACCTCCAGGTCATCAATCCGATAGGTCATTCTTATCCTCCCTGTCCTGGTGGGTCGTTACAGCTCCGACGAATGCTGTTGATTCCAGCTTTCCGCTGCCGCAAGCGTTCCGCGATGGTCTTGAAGGCTGGGGCACCGAGCATAGAGACCGAATTCGTTGCGATGGATGGTCACGTTGATCGCTCAGTGCGGGCTTTGAGGATGTTTTCGATCAAGCGATACACGGTCGTCTGTCCAAGACTTCTCGGCCAGTCCCCGCACGGTGGATGATCCCGTTTCTTTGCACGGCGAATGGCATCATCGATTTGTGCCTGGCTGATCTTCCGCGTATCGATTCCCTTGTCGTAATCCGGAATCCAGCGCTTGAGGCGATCTGTGCAGTCGCGCGAGGAGGTGACACCCGCCCCATCCTCGAAGTGCAATAGCAGCCAGTATTCGAACTTGGGGTTACTGAGCGCGAAGCCATAGTTCTCTTGCTGCAATGACCATTGGTGCAGTTGCGTCAGCTGCTCGTCGGTCCACTGATCCTTGTCCACCACCAGCCACGCTTCGTCAGACGATTTGAGTCCTTCGCTATCGAGGTGGTCAGTCATTCGCTTCAACACCTGCGGCGGCGAGCTGTCGTGTTTGCCTTTCAGGCAACTCACCCGCACGATGGAGGTGTCGTCGGTGAAGATGCCGAAATAAAGCGGTTCTGTTTTGATGCCTTCGGCCGCGATGAGGAACAGCTTCTTATAGCGCCGCTCTCCCAGCGGTCGCTGGAATTTTCGTCGCTGCGCTGCCACTACTGTACCTCCTCAGCTGCTGAGGTCCCGTCGCTCTCTGCAAAATTGCTGCTGAGCAAAATGCGAGGTATACCGCCAAGTCGGCCCTGTAAATAGCTCTTGCGGATGTCCTTGTCGTATCTGACATCTTTGTATTCAGCGAAGGAAACCAGCGTCGATGCACCTGTGGGCTTGCGTTCAGCTACCCACATCTCGTCACGGCGCAGCAATTGCTGATCCATCAGCAAAACGTCATGGGTGGTCAGCAAGAGCTGTGAGCGGCTGTCGGCAGAGCAACTTGCCAGGTATGCATCCAGAAGGCGGCGCGTCAACAAGGTGTGAAGGCTCCGATCTACCTCATCGATCACGAACACTTTCTTTGATCCGGGAGCTGCGAGTTCCAGGAATGCTGGCAGCAAGTCAATGACACGCTGCGACCCATCGGACTCTTGCCTGATCTCGAATTTTGCTTCTGTGCCGTCTGATTTTGGGTGATAAGTCACCAGCTTCTTGGCGATCAGCTCACCGTTCTTGCGCGTGAAGACGAAGCGCTCGTTCTTGTCCGACATCAGGCGAATCGTCATACCTTCCTTGACGTCCTCCTGAAGCATCATCTTCATGGGTTCTGGCAGAGGAATATTCTCAAAGGGGATATCTTCGCCACCCAGATGTGCAATGCCTGTGTCGAGCTGCGGCAGCATCTCGTTCATCGTGGCATAGAGAGGATGACCGTCATCGAGGAACTGCTCGAAAGGCTCGAAGCGCGAATCCGGTGCGACCAAGTCCAGCGTGTCTTTGAACCAGTCATAGAC